TTCTTTTCTGTAAATTCTTTGAATGTAAACATCAACCCCCACCTTTCGCAATCATTATTGCCGCCATGTAATCGTTAGCATCTTTTTCATTCTTATAAACTTTCTTTAGTTCTTTAGCATGTTTACCACCTGGTGTCAACACTCTTTTTTTGTTTTTAAATTTATCAGCATATACACCGTAACCACCACCTGGCATTTTTCTTACATCTTCTAACCACTGTTTAAATGTTAACACTTCTTGCCCCCTTTTCCCAGTTCTTACCAGTTGTAAAGTTCGCTATACTAAACTCTAATCTATCAACTAATTTTACTGCTTTACCTTTTTTATCTACTGCTACATAACCTTCTGGATTTGTTGCTTTTAATCCATTGCCATCTCTTACAAACGTGCCTATAGATTTTGCTTTATTAAGTTTATCAATAATCATCTTCTTTGCTGTCTGTAAAGTTTTGTATGTAGCACATGCCATGTATATGCTTGTTTGATGATCATCAATAAATTTAAGACCAGTATCTTGTATTGTTTGATATTTCTCTTTTGCTTTTTCTGTTTTTACTCTATCTATTTCTTTCTGTGTTCTCTCACCATAGAATGATTTGAAATTAGTTGCTGTTTCTTTTGTAGATGGTAGATCAGTTGCGGCACGTATAAAACTGTTTAGATATGCTTTGAGTTGTACACCAATAGATAATGGATTTTTTTCTACTTTGATTTTGTTAAGTAGTTCTTTACCTTTACCTAAACTACCTTGTGCCATGTTTAATAGTTTTTGTAGTTGTTGACTTTCACCTATTGTCATTAGTGAATTACCAGATACATCTTTGTATGAAGCATCATCAAACCACACACTTGGCGATCTTCTTAGTTTAGATACGTCAGCACCAAACTTAGCGTTCATCTTATCAAAAGATTTACCTGTGTATGTTGTATGAAATACGATACCAAGTTTTGATCTTGCTATCTTACGACCAAACGGTGTATTCTCTGGCACCATATAGACAATGGTGTTAGGTTGAAAAGAAATCATTTGTTCAGATTTACCACTACTGTCTTTGTATGTTGACATCTTTTTACCAGATGATGTGAACATCAAATCACCTTGTAATATTTGTTTTATGCCTAGTGATGGTAAATATTGTAAACACTCACGGAGAATATTTTGTAATTCACCTGTGTGATTGTTTCTTATATCTTGTATTGATTTATTGACTTTGGGATTTTTATTGAATACTGCTTTTGTGCCAACAAAGAATTTGCCGTCACGTGGATCTGGACCACAAACAATCGCTGGTGCGCCATCCCATTTAACAGATACATTGACTTTACTGGACCTAGATCCAGATAACATATCTTTTAATGACGATAAAAAGTTGATGGCATTTACACCACCATCGTAACCATTATTGATTATATCGTCTTCCGCATGTTCTAAATGCGTATTCTTGCCTTCTATTAAGTCTATCATAACTCCCATTCATATACTAAAATAACTATTTAGTCAATGAGAAAGTTTGGTATACCCCCATTTACTTGCCAGACTTGATGTTTATTATGCCATTCCGCAAATTCTTTTGCTTTTTCTCTAAAATTAAAGACTTTAACTGTTCTTTCTTTGTTCTCAACGACAGCAAACTCATAAGATTTGCCTTTACGTTTAGTCTTTACAGAATACTCAATACTTGAAGTTTTGGAACTTCTTGTACTTTTCTTCTGGACTTTCTTCCGTCTTTTCAAGGTTGTGTTCGACATATTTTTCCTGTTCTGGTTGTATTAAGTTTTGTGCCTGTTGCTCGATATCAAACAGTTTCATTCTTGCTCTATCAACACCAATAATAAATTTACGATTTACTGTTGGGTCATTATATCTGTTCTTCAACTGTTTGACTAACATTTGACCTGCTCGTTCTAATTCTTCACTACTAATTAAGGCAAACATAAAATCAGCAGTAGCGGGCAAACCAAAACTTTCTGAAGTATCTTCTAAACCAATATCACTAGATACAAAACCAGATCGTGTAGTTTGTGTTGCTGTTACGATAGGCACATCTAGTTCTACAGCAAGACCACGCATTTCTTCAGCGATTGCTTTGACATAGGTATATGAGTTTACATTACTACCAGGTTTAAATCTACTAGACGCACATATATTGATATAGTCAACAAAGATTAAATCTGGTTTGAAAGTTCTTTTAAGTGCCAACTCATTTACTAATGCTCGATAGTGATTGACACCAGCACTAGCAGTTGGATATTCTTTAATAATTAATGTACCAGTAGTTTTAGATTGTAGAGAAGTAATTTTATCATTGAATAGTTTTCTATTCAACATATGTAAATCTTCCATAGAGATATTAAGTAGATTAGCATCTATACGTTCAGCGATACGTTCTTCTGCCATTTCCATAGTGATATACAAAACATTTTTGTTTTGTGCTAAAGCACTAGCGGCCTGATGACACATGAATAAAGTTTTACCAACACCGGTGCCTGCTAAAGCAACATTAAGAGTTTTAGTAGGCAAACCACCTTTTGTTACTTTATTGAAATAATCTAAATCAAAAGGTATACGATTTTCTTTTTTATGATAGAAATCAAATCTACGTTCTATATCAGATAGGTAATCATGGCCAACGTTACGATCAAAACTAACAGATAGAGCGTCCCGTAATATTTCTGGTATAGCCTCTGGAGTATGTTTTTTATCTTTTCCATCTAGTATATGTATACCGTCCATAACAGCATTATGAACAGCACGGTCTTTACAAAACTTTTCTGTAGTATTGACTAACCAATCTAAGTCTATTTCTTCTTTGTTTAGTGTAGAGATTAACTCAACAATACGTTTATATTCTTCTTCGTTTAAGTCTTTACGTTTACCAATATCAATCTGTAACGTTTCTTTTGTAGGTCGTTTATTATATTGATCAATAAACTTTTGTATTTCTGAGAATACAATACGTTCACTACGGTCTTCAAAGTATTCTGGTTTTAGAAACGGCAATACTTTTCTAGTATAGTCTTCGTTGTATAATAAATTTTTAAGTGTTGTTCTCTCTATTCTTTCCGCTGTTACCATCTGTGTCCTTCTCTACTTCTAGTGCCAATATATCGCCTATAACGTTTATGAAATCATCGTTGTCTGTATTACACTCGTTTGGATTTTCATGTACATTATATTCAAACTTTAATCGTAACTTATCGTTTTCTTCTATAGGTGTTACTTTACCATAAGTATACATAACACCCTCAAACTTTCCTTCTTGTATAAGAAAACCTGTAAGATCACTCTTACGATTTTCCATATAACTATACTTCGGGATTGCCATAACTGTATTCTCTTTTTGCCGCTTCGTCTAATTGTGACATAACATCGTCAGTAAAATACTTTTCTGGTTCATTGTAAATAGATTTGGCATACTGCTTCGTGCCATCTGGTAATTCAATTCTTGTAGATACTTGTTTAAATATACCGTGTTTCACTGCTAAGTCAAGTAAACCATAATATTTATCTAAACCAGTTTCGTATCTCAATCTTACATCAACCATCATGTTCTCTTTTGATAGTCTGCTCTTTTGAGTTTTACAATGTATAATATTACCTACAACTTCTGTGCCTTCTTTATCTTTCTTTTTAGATAGATACACAATTGTTGACGCGGCATATTTAAGACCACTACCGCCACCCATTTCTTTAGTTGGCATGTAAGCACCTACAACATCGTAAGTGTGATTGGTAATTACCATAGGGACTTTTGCTCTACCAAGTTTCAAAGTCAACACTCTAAATGCCGCTTTCAATACTTGGGCTCTAGTCATATCTCTAGTTTCTTTACCGTCTGCTGTATCTTCTACTTCTTTTGTAGTAGATAACATACCAAGACTATCTAATACCATAAAGATAGGTTTACGATCTGCTTCATCTTGTTCCATATATTTGTCTAATACAGTTAGTGCCTGTGTTCTAAATTCTTGTACAGTAGTTACTGGCATGATAATCATACGTTCACTATCAATACCTCTTTCTTCTATCATTTGTTTTGTTAAAGCACTTTCACTTTCAAAGTAAATTACACCAGCATCTGGATTACTATCTAAGAAGTGTTTGACCATACCTAAAACAAAGAAAGTTTTACCAGTAGCACTTTCACCAGCAAGAGCGGTAATCTTGTTTGATGGTATACCACCATGTATACTACCTGACAATACCGCATTGAATATATGTGAACCAGTATCAATGAAAGTATCTACATCACCTGCTTCTACACCGTCTGCTACAAGACTGGCATATTCATTACCTGTTTCTTTAATTATCTGTTTTAGAAAGTCCGGCATCTTTTTTCTCCTTATCTTTTTCTGCTTGTTCCATAGCGTTCTTAATTTTCTTTAGTTGCCATTGTAACTTATCATGTAACTTGCCCATAGTGGTAAGTTCTTGTGGTTCAATAGCACCTCGTTTACACATGGCTTCTATTACTCTTGCCATAGTAATTAAGTCTTCTGTAAGTAAACTTTGATTTTTTGCTTCGTCAATTAATGGGTTCATTATATCACACTCCTTCCATATTGTCAATTAAAAAAGTCTTCTATTGTATTACTATCTGAGGCATCAATCTGCCATTTGATAGCACCTAGTATAAATCGTAATGGGTCCATGAATGATTTTTGAAACTGTGTCTCGTAATCAATATACCCATGTAGATCAAATTCTTTTGGTAGTTTAGAAATAAAGGTAATAACATTTACACCCCATAAGTTTTTTCTTAGATGTATGTACTTGCCTTTATCACCCTCATAGATAGGTTGAAACTTATGACCTATCTTTTTTGTTTTAATTAAATGATTATACATGATAGCACCTTTGACATGCATTGGTGTACCTTTCTTATATATCGAAGTTGAATCCGTATATTTTTTTACACCGTTCACACTTCTAGGGAATGCGATATCTTCTGGTTTCATCAATTCAAATTCACGTCTAAAGTTTACGATAAACTCTTTCATTTCTTTTTGATCACCACCCATGATAACTTTAAATGCTTCTCGCATCTTATCTCTACAAGGTAAAGGGGTAGAAGTTTTTACTGCTTCGATACCCATGATCTTTAGTTTTGGTTCTGGGTATTGTACACCTTCTGAGTTATGAACATTAAGAATATATCTTTTCTTTGCTGTCCAGATACCTTTGTCAGCAATAACTTCTCTTTTCATTACCATTTTGTTTTCATATACGTTCATATAATTACCAAGTTCAGCATATGATTGTTTCATATATGGTTCTAGTTTTTCTCTACAGAATATGTCTAATGCTTTTACAATCTTGTCTTTGTCTGTAGCACCAGTCAACTTAACAAGTGGTGCCATATTTACATAGATGGAATCTGTATCTGAAGCAATTACATAATCTTCATTTGTATTATACAGTTTATTAAAATATTCATTAACTTTCTTTTCTATCCATCTAATATTTAATTGACCAGAAGTAGTTATCGCCTCTGCTTGTCTGTGATCATAGTATCTAAAGTATTTGTTACCAATCGCACCATAGGCACTATTTAATGAAATCTTTTTAGAGTGTTGTATTAGAAAATATTTTCTTGCCAGTTTTTCATATTGTTTATCTTTTGTGTTGGCATACATTTGTTCTGCCTCTAACATTTTCTTTTTATAGATAACACGGTCATCATACTCTCTTTGTATAATACGAGGTAGTAAACCTTGTTTGTCTGTTCGATACATTGTGCCATTAGCGGCCATACAATTATTACCAACATCAACTTTCTTATCTAACAGTTCGTCAATGATAACATCTTTACGATCTTCTAGTATTGTTTCTGGTGAAATATTATATTGCATTATCAGGTGTGGATATAGTGAGTTCAGATCAAACGATACTACCCAATCATAGAAACCAGGTATAGGATCTTTTACATAAGCACCAACAAGTTCTTTTGATTGTGGGTTCATATCTCTTACAGGCACAATCGTATTTGTTTTTAATAGTTCGTTGTATATGATTGTGTCCCACATACGAACCTGTGAGAATACATCTTCGTAATTTACTTTGGCATTGTATGCCATGGTAATGGCAAGTTCTATCAGTTGTAATCTATCTTCTAGTCTATCAACAAGTTCAACGTCTTGTATATTATAATCAATAAAAGATTGTATGTCATTTTGATACCATTCTTTGAAAGTGTCAAATGGGTTATCGTCTTTTGTTTCACCAAGTTCTACAAAACCAATATGATCTAGTTTGTAACTTTCTTGGTTTTTGATTGTAAACTTTTGATAGAGTTGTAGATAATCTAATTGTGCGATACCATGTAGTCTAAAATAAGTTTGTGTCTTACCCATGTAGTAAGTATTATCTTCCATGACTTGACCCCAGGGTGACATTTTATTCTTTACAGTTTCACCAAGTATCTTTTCTATTCGTCTTACAAGATATGGTACATCAAAGTATTTACTATTCCAACCTGTAAGAACATCAGGTGTATATTCACGCCAGAATTTTATAAACTTGATAAGTAAATCTTTTTCATCAACACATTTTATATAATGTACATTGTCTTGTTTTTTTTGATAATCTGCTAAACCCCAAACTAAGATTTGTTTTTTGACTTGATCTTTGATTGTAATACAAATCATTTTTTCTGAACAATCTTCTACACTAGGAAAACCATATTCACTTTCTACCTCAATATCAATTGTGTAGATACGAAGCATATCTTTATCATAGTCCATAATGCCAGGATAATTATCAGAAATATATTGATACTGAAATCTATCTGTACCATAAACAAAGTTTTTATGATCTTCGTATCTTTTGATTGTTTGTCTTGCTTCTCTTATAGATGAATATGATTTAGGCATGAGACCTTTACCATCTAAAGAGTTATGTGTACATTGACCTTTGAATGGAAAATATAGACGTGGTTTCCATTTAATCTTGTCAGAAAATCTTTCACCATTTTCAAAACCACGTATATGTAGAAAGTCACCATGTGGCGTGACGTTTGTATAAAATCGCATTATGTAATTATATCACAGGTTGTAGTAAAAGTCAATCTTTCTTTTCAAAATAATCTCTTAGGACATCTAATTGTTCTTTGTAATGACCTATATGATTTAGTTCTTTTTCAATGGTCTCTACAATATCAGAATGTTCACCTATACCAGTTGTGCTGTTTAGATAAACTTCTACATTTGCTTTATGTTTCGCAATCTGTCCTTCAGCATGGGCTCTAACTGCCGCTAGTAACTTCTCGTTCATTTTTCTCCTCTGTAGGTTTTTTACCAATGTTGTATTTTGGTTCTAATATCCATTCGTTCTTTTCTTTGAATGGTAACACTTTGATTTGTGATAGAGGTGCTGTGTTTGTAACTTCACCAACTAACTCTATCAAACCCCAATCACTCAATAACTTACCTATTGTGTTTCTTCTTTCAATATCATTGACAAATATATTTGCTGTCTTACCATCTAAGGCAAACAACTCTTTAAAATGTACTATGAAATATCTACCTTGTTTATGTAGTATATGACATGATTGGTATATCTTACGTTCTTTTCTACTTGCGACACCAATACGTGTTAGTGTCTCTCTAATCTTTAGAAAGTCATCAGGCTCTTTGATTTTGACCTCGAGCATCTGGTCTGGCTTCCATTCTATAACTTCACTCATTTTCTCCCACCTTTATATAATCTCTCTTTTATATAATCAATCTGAGATTTGGTAAGTATATTAAGTGCCTCACTTGCCTTCTTGTTTGAGTAACCGTAATACTGCTTCACTACATCTAAGTCTTTCAACTTACTTGCCTTCAACCACTTACTAAATCTTTTCTTGTTTCGTATAGTATTTAGTAAAAATGAGAATTGGGCATGCTTTGACGCATGAGGTAGTCTGTTCATTTCATTAGCGAACATTACTGTTTCAGGAAAGTAAGATAGACCTTTATTGATAATGAATGGTGGATATTTCTTTTCCCAATCTTTATCGTCACTATCTAGTAACTTTTCTTTAGACCAGTTGATTGCTGTAAGATAATTTGTTAACTTATACTCACTCATTTGAATTTACACTCACCCATGATTTCAGTTAGACATGCTACCATATTTAACTCTGGGTCAGCAACAAAGGCATTTTTATATTGATACTCTGCCAGTAGTATGACCATAGGTGGTATGCTCTCTGGTTTCATTGTATTATAAAAACTAGAATATAAGTCTTTGAACAAACCAGCAGGGTCTTGGTCAATATTATCTACGACCCACTTTCTCATATCACCAAAGTGTTTATTCTTTAGTGCTTTAGATAATGATTGTAGGTTTGCTTCAGATATTGTTACAAGTATACCAGTATCTATTTTACCAGATACAGAATATCTTTGTAACTCGTTTATCGTTCTACGAAAGTCAGGATAATATTTGATGATAAGTTCAGCAACAACTTTAGGATCAAAGTCAATATGCTCTTGCTCTAGTATCGTACAAAGTCTTTTATGAAATAGACCAGCAAGTTGTTCTTTGTCTTTATTCTGTATTTGAAAATTAATTACAGTACACCTAGAATGAATAGCAGGTATAATCTTATTCTTGTAATTACAAGTAAAGATAAATCTACAGTTATTACTAAATGTTTCTATAAAGTTTCTTAACGCAGGTTGAACACTTTCAGCGTTCATATAATCTGCTTCGTCAACAATTACAACTTTTGGTTTGTCACTTTCATTTAAAGATACAGTAGAAGCAAAGTTCTTAATCTGATTTCTTACAACATCAATAGATCGACCTTCGTCAGAACCATTGATGACCATAACATCACATTCTAGTTCATTACATAATGCTTTTGCTACTGTGGTCTTACCAGTGCCGGCAGTGCCAGATAATAATAAATTTGGTATCTCACCTTG